GATTGCGCTATCAACATAGTCTTTATCGACTAATGAACGACTACTATAGTTGGCTGAATAGTCATTGAGGTATTCGATACCCCTGAATGTAGCAACATCACCGTATGTGACAATCTCATAATACCTTTGAATAATCCCTGTGCTGTCTGTGCCATCCGTGGCTGAAAGAAAGTTCTGAATATGTGAACCATCGTATTGTGCCTCTATATTAGCACTCATTGTTTGTGTTGTGTTGGTTGCATTTAGACCCGAACCAATCTGTGCTGAATTGCCCCAAGTTCTTGCGTATGAAGACATAACATCACCTGATGGTGTGATGCCTGCTATAGATGTTGTTATAAGATTTTCATACTCACCTTGTGTGAATGTAGAAGTATTATTTGTAGTCCCATTATAAACCTGAGTTTGAATTTGGTAATCATTTATCTTTACTGTTCCAAAATCACCAGCGACTACATCATCACATCTCATTTCAACTATTACAGGACTAATGGTAATCAATCCCTGATTGTCTATTGATGGAAGATTTGTTTGTCTGTTCGATATGTATGTTTCACTATCCTCTACTTGTATAAAGTTTGTGTTGTTGTTATGTGATGTCTCTATTCTTGGAGCCCATCCACCTATGTCATGGAACTTGTAACCTGCACTGAATACATTGGCAGTTGGTCCTGCGATTTGTGATGAATAGATACTTCCGGTGTCTGATAGGATTATATCGTTTGCTCCTGTCTCGTTGCCCGCTGTCAGAACCGTTGTTAGTGATGGCGTTGCTCCACCGCCACCGCCCGCGAATGAACTCAGGTCGAGTGAATATGTTACTCCGTCTGTTCTGTCGAATATAGCAGTCGTTCCTGATAGTGTCGCACCTGTTGTGTATATGTCATTTGAATATGTTCCGTCGAATGTTCCGTGAAAAACACCACCATAGAAATCGTTTGCATAGACTTCGTCTGCGTTTACTGCTCCATATACTGAAAGGTTATCAAAAGTGCTTATTGGAACTGCTATCTGCGTTCCATCTCCGAATATAAGAGTAAGAGTGTTGTTTGTATCATCCCATACAACATTCGTCATATTACTTGATGTTCCAAACATTCCTTCAATGTCTACTGTGTATGTAGCCCCATCGTTTCTTTCAAAAGAGATTATATATCCTGATGCAGATGCTCCTGTGGTGAACGTATTCGAATACGTTCCTACTGGTATGTTCGTAAGTCCAGACCCGTCACCTATAAAGAAAGATGCTGAAACTCCTGCACCTCCTGATATGTTTACGTTGTCTCTTATGTCTATGAAAGAGTTGTTGGTGTAAATAGGTCCATCTAAAAATGTGTCACCTGAAAGTGTAAGGTCGTTTAGGAACTGCGATGGGTTTGATACCGTTCCACCAAGCCAGTCTGCGTCTATTCCTGTAAGTCCAGAACCGTCGCCCGTGAAGGCTCCGTTGAATGTGCCACCTTCAAATATGTCTGCTATTATATAACTTGCTGTTATTCCATTCGCTGAGAATGTAGGTGCGTATACCACTCCGCTAAATGTTCCTCCTGCGATATTTACGTAATCTCCTATAAAGGAAGCTGAGCCTCCTGTTCCAGAAATCTGTATTATTCCGTCTTCTGCTCTGAACCAAGCTTTACCGTCTGCTGTATTTAGAAAAAGCTCTCCTACATATAAATCTGTGGTAAGCCATGTTCCATCTTCGTGGTCGTCTGTAAGCGGGATAGTTGGAGCTTGTCCTGGTATCGTAGAATACTTCTGTATCATTCGAAGCTGGTCTTCTGTAAGATTACAAATCATCTATGTCTTTTTTGTTTTTATATACAAAGTATATTCTTTTGTATTATCGTTTTTCTCCGTTTTTGGACCTCGATACATATAGGCCCAGCTCACTTTTATCCAAAATGTCACTACATAAGGAGGACTAAAGGATGGAGGTGTGGAGGTGTGGAGGTGCAAAAAGTGAACACAAATAGTATATGAGTATTCTTATTATATATTATATTATTATTCACCTTCCCACCACACTCCTAATCGCCGAGCGGCCTCCAGGGCCAGCGGGTCTAAACGCTGTCCTGTCCTCCTCTAATAATCTTTTGTGCCTTCGTGGAGTTTTTTCCTCCAACCATAAGTTCTACTGATGTTCCATCTTTGAACTCGTTACCAACTGCATTCGTAGGTGATTTTATTCGCGTTACCTTTCTTGCTGAAACTCCACCTACAATCTCTATTCCATTTACATAAGAATAGTTTGATTTCATTACTATTTGATTATCTCCTATCACTGAAACATTTTGAAGGCCTGTCATTACTATATTCCCGTTGCCCTGTATGTTTATATTGCTCGTGTCAGCGTGTATTATGTTTGATGTCCCAGAAACTCTCACAAGCGATGCACTAGGATGCACTATATTCATAGACCCATTTATAATGTTGTTACCTTGTCTCGAATAAAAGTTTTGATTGAAATCCTTATTAGCCACATCTGAATATGTTTGTGTAGGTATTACATCTCCCCAGTTTTTGGCTTTACCTCTAAGTGCATTTTCATTTGTTCCATACAATGTTGTTCCGTAGTTTATACTTTGTGCTTCTGCTATATTCCAATCACCACCACTTAGAGGTGTTTCACCAACTTCATTCTGTGAAACTCCCCAATATGGTCTCACCGTTCCTCCTGCCGCGTTCGTCTTTGGAATAGTTGTCACAAATGCAGTGGAAGTTTCTACACCTCCTCCGTTTGGAATATCCGGACCTCCAGGAGGTGGAGTTGGCCACGTTGCACCAGAACCACCATTTTGACTTTTTATAGGCTGAGTGTCTCTTGCTTTGAATAGTTCTATCTCTGCTATACCTGATACCGGGTTGTGTGTCAGTTTATTTACCCTGTAATATACACTGTTTATCTGTATGATGTCTCTTATATCAAAAGTGGCTATGTCCTGGTCACTTATCACTGCCGTCAATGTAAGAAGGTGTGAGTTTATGTCAGTAATCTCTTCTATATTGTTCAACCAAAATTCATTGAATAAAGTATTGGTGGTTGCTTTCTGATATAAAAAATAGTATTTCCTCGGCCAGCCCCATGATAAGTCGTGTCTTGGATTTATAGGGTCGTCAATATGTCCTGCATAAGGATATTCTGCATAAATCGTTGTCTTCTTTAGAGTATATGGATTTTGAACATACCATATACTATTAGTATCTTTCAATCCTCCATAAAACAAAATCCTGGTTTTTGGCTTTTGATATACCCATTTGCCACCATCATCCTTTACGAAAGTCGTCATATGTTTGTCGGTGCTGTTTATAAGGACAAGAGGTGATGCCGCGAACTTGCTTTCATAACTCGCTTCATCTGTTATAAAGTCTGCCTCTATCTCTACACTCTTTGAAGAATATACGTTTTTGTATGTGTCTTCATAATCCTTATTGTAATAATCATCATCACTTGAATAAGAATATGAATACTTTTTATAGTTTAGGTCATAAAGTGGTTGTATAGTTCTCGTTATGGCTTCGTCTACCTTTCCTGTCCAGTCTTTTATGTTTCTTTTCGATGCATAGAAATCCTCTCTCGGTTCTATCAAAAAGGTTTCGTCATCGAGTGGCAACCAGTATAGGTTGAACAACTTGTTGATTTCGTTTATCAAATCACCTGCCTTCATATCAGGAATAAACCAGTTTAGGTCCATCGTATCACCATCAAGCACTATTTTGTTCGTATATGACATTATAGATTTACTCGACGTAACGAGAAGGCTATTTACAATCTGTCCAGGAGCCATAAATATCTTTACAGGACAGTTTTCTGGTGGGTTTGTAATACCAACGTCAGTTAGCGTTTTGTATTTATAGTTACCACCCGGGACGTTATGTGTATAGTATATTCCAAACTTTTTACCAGCCTGAAGTGGTCCACTATAACTCAGGGAGATGTTTTCTGTATTTACATAATCAAATGTCCAAAAACTCCAATCTTTCCACGTGTCGAAAACTCCTGCAAAAGACCAGTTGAACTTTTTAGAAGCGATTATATTAGGTGTTCCAATCTCTTTTATATAAACCTCCGCAGGCCACGATGATGCACCTACAATCTTCATATCATTTGGAAACTTTGAAAGAGATGGTTCAAATCTCATCTGTAACTTTATATCCGTAGCCCACTTATATTCACCTGTCTTTCCGACCGTAAAAGTTCCTGCAAGCGTCTCATATTGATTTCCAGGGTCTTTACAAGGAAGCGTTGTATCATTGTCAAACTTTATTTGAAGAGTGTCACCTGCTCCCCAGGTTCGTCCAGAAGTTGTATCTGCAGTAACAACGAGTTGTCCAAGTTGTGAACCAACCTCAAACTCGTATACTTTAGTTTGGTCGTCTGTAAGTTCTATATTGGCAGCACCGTTGTTACTGTCTATCATGCTGTCTCCAGGTATGATAAGCTTTCTGAAATACTCGCTATTGAAGAAATCGGATTTGTATTTATATCCTGCTCCTTTTATTATTCTATCTACGTATGTCTTTACGTATATAGCTGGGTTGAAATCCTGTGTTCTCCAAGTGCTCTTATCAGTTTGTCCTCTCCATATTAGGGGATATACATATCCATTTCCATACTGAAAAGGAACTTTTTGACCCTTTTGAAAGATAAATCCGTTTGGTTTAGGTGAGCTTATTGTAGGAAACTGATTAGGTGTTTTCAATCCCCACGATGCGATAATATTATTACCTGTATATGTGTGATTGAAATCAGATAAGTCTACCATATCTTTCAAGTTTATATCTCTTATATCATTGAAGAATGAACCCACCTTTCCATATATCGTCACCTCATAGCTGTCTATAAATCCACTATCAAGTCTGTTTACCTTATTCACCTGAAGGTTTCCAATAAAGTATTGTGTTCCGTTCACTATTACCTGTGCTTCTATCTTCTTCGTAGGGTCGAAATATAGAGATTGAAATCCAAGTTCGTATATCTGTTGGAATATTCGATTGTTCCTCTTCGTTCCTGGAAGGGTAAATGTCTTTATATAGTCTGTGCTCCTCTGCTCAGGTTCCCTGACGTCAGAAAGCTGGAATATGGTGTTTATGTCAGCTCCATCCGTATCAAGCGTTCCTTCATCTGTAAATGCCGAGTTGTATTGCTTTACTTTTATCTCTATCATTTTCCTTTTCTTATTTTATGACCTTTGGTAAAAATATCCTCCAAAGTTTGAACCTCTTTGTATAGTTCTTTCGTTTGCGGCCTCTGCTACTATCGTATATTGGTATAATGTTCCTCTATCATTTACATTCCTTTTGTTATAAAGCTCTACCTCTGTATTGGTTATATTTAGTGGCACCGTTTTTACCGTAGCAGTTGCTTCATACTCGGTCTTTGTTTCCAACACCATATAAACTTCCGGACTTTCGTAGATATATGAAATCCAATCAAGTTCGTCTTGTGTAAGATATTTTGTTCTCATAGTCCATACATCTCTTGATTTAGTATTGTATACAGAACGTCCTTTGTCTCCGAGTTTATATTTTGCACCAAGTCTTCTATCGTATGTGGCCTTTTCTATAATCCTGGACTTATCCGCTCTGGCATCAAATGTAAACCAATCCCATCCACCGAGTTCATTCAACCATAAAAGAGTGTACTTTTGTTTGGTGCAGGCACAGTCTAATATAAACTCAAAACTTTCACCTATTTTCTTATAACCTGCTATATCAAGTGCCCAAGGTGTTTTTATAGTTATGGCATCCAAATATTGGTATAAAGTGTTTGTATTAGAGTTCGTGCAGTATACAGGATAAACATAATACTTTGACGTGTCACTAAAATTAACTTTACCTGTTAGGTTTTTAGGTCCAACTGGTATCTCTACTCTATTATAAGGCACATCTTTTATGTATTTCTGTCTTCCGGTATTCGTGTCTATTTCGAATGGATAATAAATAATCCTTTGTGTCATCAAAACGGTCCAATCATATGTTCCCCCTACCATAGCATAAGTCCATGCAGGGTCTACCTTCGCTTCTAAAACTAAGTTTGTAGGTGCACCACCACCTGCCCAATATGTATTCATAACCCTGGTGTTCAGTGTGATTGCTTGCCAGTTGAATACTCCTCCTACTATTTGATATCTCCATCCTGTTACGGTAACATAAGAACCATTCGACATACTTGTTTTATCTCCTGATAAGTTTACACGTATTCTTGATGTTCCGTATGTTGTTGTTCCTACGGCTATTACAGGAAGAACGGTTGGAAAAGGATTTGTCTTCTGCCATAACTCCATCATCCATCCACTTGGAAGGAGTTGTGAAGGAGTGTTTGGTGCACCCGTTGTTTTTGGTCCAAATGCAGATAAAGTAAAGTAATCATCTAAACATATCGATTGAGACCTCGTTGCCCTCTTTGTCAAAAACTTTGATGGTGATGTTATAGCTGTTGTGTTTATTGGTTGAGGATTAGGAACATATGGTGTTGCTTGATATGTATTGTATACATCGTATTGCTCTACGCCATTAGTTGCCACCGCGTAATCTCCTTTTGTGTTCACTAAGTTTTTGAATACATAGTTATCTCTCGATATTATCCACCCTATTGTATTCACAGGAACTGCAGAATAAGGTATGTTAGTATAAAGAGTATTTGATGTAGTGTTTGTATAATCAATCCGTGATATAGTCCAGTCTATATTCTCCATTTGTGGTATAACGCTGTTTAGTGCTTTTCCGAAAATCTTATCACCTACATTGAAAGTTGTTTGTTTCTTGTTCGCACCATTGAAATCTATTCTAAATGTAAAATATTGTCCTCCGTCTGCACCTACCCAGTTTCCTATACCTTTGAAAATCTCACCTTGTTGAACAGTTATGTTGTTTATATCACCATATGTTCCTGGTGCATATGTATGTCCCATTACTATCGTATCAAGAGCAGTGTCTCCATATGCACCAAAATATCCATTCAAGTTTGGATTTAGTGAACCCTCTATATAGACTGCATCTGGAAAAGATGATGATGGTGTCAAAGTGTTTTTGTATAAAGTTCTTATCTTCATAGAGTTTGGAAATGAAAACCAAGCTGAAAGAGATATAGGTTTTAGTGCTCTTGTATACTCTTCTCCGAAAGCAACATAATAATCAAGAGCAGAAGTTGGTGCTCCTGTTACCCCTGTTATATTATATGGCAGTGTCCATAAAACATAATCCTCTAATGGTCTCGCAATATCAAATATACCTGCGTTATCATTTGATATATCAGGGTTATGTCGAAGCTCTGCTATCTTATTCGTGTTTGAATACACCTCTGCGATATACTTGAAGTTCGTAGTGTTTTTATATGAGCTATCTATCGTGAAGGAAAGACCATTATATACTGGAAGTATTTTATATGTCTTCCCGTCATATGGTCTATTTTTTATTGCTATTGCCATATCTCTTTCTTATTTTTTTCTTTTTATCGTTCCTGATGATGTCATTACTTGTTGTATGCTCTTCAGCTCGTCTATGATGTCTGTTCTCACCGATGCCGCGAGTGCTTCTCCAAAGTATTTCTTCAAGTTTTGAAGGTCTACATTTTTACTGAAAGGGTCTGTGAAGTGTATTCCTTTTATAGGAGTATATGTTCCAGTCTCTCCGACTTTTTTAGAGTAAAACCCTCCTTTCTTTATCTTCCACATAATCGGCCATAAGGCAGATTGTGGTATTCCTTTCAACCTCATCCAGTTCTCAATATCTTTTTTTGGAGGAAATCGTCCTGGGTTACGACCTTTATCCACAAATCGTCCATAGTCAGCGTATTCTATTACGAGGCCCCATACTCCACTATCTACTGTAACATCATATGTAAGCGACTTTAGAAGATTTCCACTTGCTACTGCGTTGTTCTTCTTTATTATGTTCGCCATCTCCGCCACTATTTCAGCACCTGCTCTTTCGAGCGCCTTGTATATGTTCTCAGTGTTCATCTTTATTCACAAGGATTATTGTCTATCTCTGTTATGATTGTTAGGTCGGAATACCATCCTGTGTTGTAGTCTACAAATCTGTGAGTGAATGGTATTGCCGTAGGGTCTCCTTGTATGTCTACACTATCAGACAATCTATATCGGAAGTCTTTTATCACGTCTATAAGAGTTCGTAGACAATCCGACAATATCTCTTGTTGTAAGCTGTCGTCTGTGTTGTCTATATCGAATACCATAACTCTAAATACATAGTTTAGTGTGTTCTCTCCAATGACAGCTTGTTGTGGAACTATCCATAGATAGGGATATTCGACCGTCTCTGGTCCAAATACTTCTATGTCGTTTATCTCTCCAGCTCCAAATCTTTTTATGAATACATTGTTTATTGCTATGTCTTCAAACTCTTTCACGATTTGATTATACGTATATGCCATATCATTTTTATTTTTTCATATCCTTTTCGTAACTAAGCCACGTAAGGCATTCTATATAGGTTCTGTTTAGGACCGCATCTACCTTTGTTATGTCTCCATCACATAAAGAATAGATAAGTGAGAACCAAGCCCATTTCTTTTTTGTCTTCTCTTCAGCACTTTCGTTTACATCTCCGTGTGTCCTTCTTCTCCCATCATCTTCTGAAGCCTCATAGCCTCCAACTCTATCATCCTCTTCGTCTTCACTCCCTCCAAATAAGCCATCATAGCGTGCGAGTATTCCCTGACGCCACGATAAAAAAAAAGAGCAGTTCCCCACATCGTCTCCATATCACAATCGAGCATATCCTCTTCTCTTTCGGCACTCGGTTCGTATTCCTCTAATGTATATTTATTTGTAAGAGGCAGCCTCTTTTTTATAGGAAGATAAAGAACAGATAAAATCTTTTCAATATATTCATTCAAACCAAGCGCGTAATACTCTTCTATGTCAATCATTTGTGCGAGACATATTCTTTCAAGGTCTACAAGTCCATACTCTCTACCATTTATCTTTATCACTTTGGTGACCTTTGCTTTTGGAAGAGTTTTCATCCAAGACATCGTTTGTGTTAATTCTATAAGTTCTTTAGGGTTCATCAACTCTACTTGATTTTCTGTCTTCCCTGTCAATATAGATACTTGCTCTATGATTAGGTCAAGAGCGTCTCTCTCCTCTGTCTTTACATTCATAAGGTCGATTGCCTTTCTGAGCGTTATGTCTTTCCATCCTTTCATTGTTATAAGTATATTTTTATCCCTTTTCGTTTTTGTTGAGCACATTGTTGGTCCAATAAGAAAGCATTCTTGTGTATACTCTTTCTCTACAAGCCGGACAGCTTCTATTGTATTCTCTCAACTCAGGCATAAGATTATTGTTTATGTTGAAAAGACGTGTTGTTTGCTCTTCCATAATCTTATCTTTACCCTGCAGTTCGAGCATAAGCTCGTTTAGAAGAACTCGCTGCTCTTCAATCATCTCCTGTCTTGCATCCATTAGTTTATCATTATTTTTTGTATTAGACCCGCTATTACGCTTGCTATTATTGCTGTTCCTAAATCCCATGTAAATGAGAGTGTTATCCAAAATCCAAGACAGGTGGCACAATAAAGTAACCTGTGTATAAATCTCAACGACTTTGAATAGGTGTCGTATTCTTCTTCTTTGAACCCAATATATCTTTTTATATGTATGATTGGCTCAGCTGTCTGAAGAAGAACCGCTATACAAGTCCATAAGGCTATTTCGTATATCATAGTTTTGATTGTATTTCTTTTTTTAGTTCTGTCATCAAGTTGTATATCGATTTTTTACTTTTATAATAAATCGTTTTTCCTACTTTATCGGTGCGATAGAATGTGTATTTGTTTCTTATCTTTTCATATGATAAGCCTTCGAGAAAGTAAGCTCTAAAAAGCATTTGTTCTACATTTGATAATGTTGGATATATGTCGTGTATTTTCAATATCTTCGCTATCTGTTCGTCTGTATATACTCTCTTTAGGTCCTTTACATATTCGTCTTCTTCTCCTTCGACATATTCACCGATTTCATCTGCGGGTTCGGATATGTTTTCGAGTTCTTTATCGTTTATAGCCCATCTTCTTCCGAATGGACTTGTAGCGTGTGCTCCTTGTATTCTAAGCCAACTCACTGAAAATCCCTGAAGCATTTGTAAGCTGTCGTAATCCATATAACTCGCTTGTGATATGAATATGTCAATCTTTTCTTGTTTGTCGTATAGGAAGAGAACGAGTTCTGCCGTCAAATCATAAGGGTCTCCTTGTTTGTTTTTCAATATGTTCGTGGAGCATTCGATGAGGTATTCGTATTTAGCTTCTATAAACTGGTCTATTATTCTTTTGTATCTCGTCTTTGTCATTACATATATATTACGGTTTGTAGGGCCTCTTGGATTAGAACGCCTCAAAGTCCCAGGAACCAGCCGAAGACGTGTTCTTCTTATAGAAAAGTATTGCATATCGTAAAGCATCAAGAGCATCATCGAATGCTTTTACCGGTTCATCAATCAGTTTATCTCCTATGGATTTCCATTTATAGTTTCTAAACTCTTTATGTAGGTTTACACTATCATGATGATAAAATACCCTGACAGATTTCACTGCATCTATTCCTTCTTTTACGTTCTTTATGGCATTGTGAATATTGAAGCCCCCTCTTCTTATCTCTTCTATTATCTCTGGTCTCGCCCAGTCTGCCACTATCTGTGTGCTCATAGGAAGAGCTTCTTTCTGGAATACGTCCTTTATTCTTTGTATAAGTTCCTCTGTTGTTAGTTGCGTTTCGTATATAAGCTCTCTCGCGTGATATATGTTTTCTCTTATATCCACTCTTATCAAAGCAGTGGGATGCACGTGTCCAAAGTCAAGACCCAATATAGTCGCGTCATATCTTAGAAGTGGTTCTATGTATGGTTGTTGATGTGTGTATATCGTGTGAGTTGATTTAGATGGAAGACCCAGTGCATATATGTTATAATAGTCTTGGTCTATCTCTATAAGACCTTCAATCTCTTTTATTAGACCATCGGACAGGAAAGAGTTATCTTTATAAGTGCTGTGGAGCAGCACGGCATCTGGCTTCTCTATGATATCATATAACCAGTGTTCTGTATCAGAAGGGTTGAAAGAGAAAAAACATTTCTCACTTGTTCTAAAGTTTAGCTGTGAATATTCTTCAAAAGAAAGTTCATTGGCTTCTTCTGCCCAAAGTATATCTCTTTTACGTCCCCTAACTTTCTGTGCATCATCTAATGAGAAAAACTCTATACAAGAACCATTAGGGAACCTGTATATGTTTTCTGTTTTATTATGTGATGCTTCGTCATATAGATTTAGGTCTCTCATTATCTCAAAGAAGTCTCGCATCACAGAACCTCTCAATGCAGGAAATGATTTCCTCACCACGGAAAGGACTTTGTTCTTATTCTGAAGACACCAAACGATTGACATCTGACACAAAGAATATGTTTTACTCGAACGAGTTCCTCCTTGATTTATGATAAACCTTATATTAGTATCATTTAGTGCATCCCAGTTTTTAGTAAAGACATTAGTGTGTCGTATCTGAAGGGCCATCACCGTTGTCTTTTTTTACTTCTATGAGTTGTATTATGTGAGGTATAGCCAAGGTCTCACCATTAGAAGTTATGTCAATCTGTGGTGCGTAACCTGCTCGCTTGCCTTTAGTTTTCAAATAAAACTGAATACTGCTGTCACTTCCTTCTTTTATTCTTTTTAGAAGTGCGTCTTCAACAAACTCAATCTGTCCTGCTTCGGCATCTTCTATGGCTTTTGCAAACTCTGCATCATCTCTCATCCAGAAATAGTATTGTGTTCTGGATATACCTATGGTTTCACATGCTTTTGTCACCATACATAAATGAGCGACATAAGCTTTTATGAAAGCTTTTTTGTTTGCTTCTGTAGTTTTAGGCTTTCTCATAATGTTCTATTCTTTTTTCTGATATTGTAAAGTATTCAGGGTCCATCTCCATACCTACAAATCTAAATCCTTCTTTGACCGCTGCACAACCAGTTGAACCAGAACCCATAAAAGGGTCTAATACAATTCCGTTTGGTGGTGTAACCAATCTACATAGATAAGCCATTAGTTCAACAGGTTTTACAGTTGGATGGTTATTCTTTGATATGATTGGATTTGACTTATCTTCCAATCTATCTTCTAAACTTTTTCTACCAAGTGCTCCAAAACTATTTGGTGTAATCTTTTCTTCAAATCCTTCAAGACCCATATTTCTTTCCTTCTTA